ATTCTCAGCCCGTACTGCGACAGGAAACTGGAGATAATCAAATCCCAGTCTTCAAACAGATCGTAGTACGGGTCACTGCTCCCCCCGGCTGTCGCCATCAGTATCAATAATTAAGCCAACAGCCGCTTCTACTACCGTGACCAAATCGTTGAAGTTCAGCTTCATCTTCTCGATCTCTCTTTGGGACTTCTCCGGGAACATCATCTCGTACATATCCACGATTTCCTTCGGCCCCGGATCACCATTTCCCATCAGCCCCATGACCTTCAGCATGGTGGGGGCATCTGCGTTGACCTCCAGTACCTTCCCCCTGATTTTAAGGGAAGGGTTGCCATCAAATGTAAGCTTATCCGTAATATCAATTATCTTTGCCATGTTCTAATCCTCCTTATTCTGCTGGTTTCGCCGGAGTAAAAGTTGGCTTGCCATAGCAGACCACTTCAAATTCCAACGCATCAAGTGCCGCGGTGTCTCCGCCTCCGGGTGTGGTCACATTAATAACACAGTCAAACGCCAGCTTTGCGCCAGATACCATTTCCCATTCAAACTTTGTCATTGCATCGCTGCCCATAGCCATAAATAAACCAGCTATATAGTCATTTCCCGGATCGCCAACACTTCTCTTCCCCTGGAAGGAAAAGCTGAGTTTCTTGCCGACTACTGCGCTTTTCGCCCAACCTTCCGCATCCATGGCGTACCACTCATCTGTTGTGTTGTCGATGGACGGAGCGAAATTGGTTAAATCCTTCGGAACTGCCATATCCTGTTCTACGCTGCTTAACCCCTTCGTCCCGAACTTAAATTTATTATTGTGTACTGGAAATACTCTTGCTGCTTCTGACATTTCTTGTTCCTCACTTTCTCTGATATACAAAATCCAACCATATCACATATTCGTATACACCCTTATCATCTGTCCCCACGTCAACCGGTTCGGGCACCTGAAGAATGATGCAGTGAATGGGCGTATCCCCTATGGATAGGCTGGATACATTTTTAAGTTTCTCATATAACTCATAGGCAGCCTGCTCTGACGCCTGCACGCTCTTATTCCAGTGGATCAGCAGGGAAATTCGCCGGATATCATAACTGCTGTATTCGTAGCCTCCCAGAGCCATCACCGGAGGGCCGCTGTCTTTTCGGTGATACACACCGATGGATCGTTCCTTCTTACCGTTCAGCTTGCCGATATAGACATTGCTGTCCTCAGCTATGCCCAGGCTTGCGATATAGCCGCGGATATTGTCCAGTGTCAGCATCATACACCACCCACTCTCTTATAGAACTGTTTAAATGCATTCTTTGCAAAGTCCTCCTGCTTGCCACCCTTAAGCCACGGTGCGTACCACTCACCGCCAGCAAATGGATTCTCGTCTGTCTGGTAATCGTATTCCGGATGATAGTAGAGCCGGCGGGCGTATGGCGTACTGGAAACCAGCCTTACCCTGCCATGCTTTGACTCACTGTAGTCCACAAATGTTGCATCTTCTTCCAGATGACCGCTGTCAAATGGCATCACCTGTGCCTGTACCACCTCTGTGTGCAGTGCTTCCGCAGTCTTTTCCAAGGCCATCACTGTAGCCTGGGTAAGCTGCTTAATCCGTGGAAAATTCATCTTCACCGTTGACTTCACCTGCATCAGATCACCTCCAACTGGCAGTAATTGACTGTCCCGTCCGGGTTTCTGGCCTTCATTCCCTGCTCGATTCGGCGCTCCTGACCAAATACTGTCACCGTACCGCCGCTGAGAGTTGGAAAATCTGGCGCGATATCCCCCGGGAACATGGCCGTGCCTGTGATCTGGACCAGCTTCTTTTCCGCCGTCAGGATCGTCTTAGCCCGGTCCTGGAAGTTGCACTTTAGATCCAGGTCCGCTACCTGCTCCGGCTCACCGTGGTTATTCACGTCTTCGGACTCCAGGTGAACGTGTATATCTACCTTACAAAGCTTTTTCGGCACTAAACATGGGTATCTCATCAAATCACCTCGCTAACCGGCAGCACAACCCCGTCTGGGATAACAGAGCGTATGTATCGCGCATCATCGCCACACCCTTATCTGTAAAGACATTCCAGCTCTGCCCGAACTGGACTGACGCTCCATTTAAGCTGTAGCTGGACAGGATCGTGCTGATCTCGTCGGTATTTTCGTACTCAAAATCGGCCTGCTGGCATACTACCTCTCTTATTGTTTCCTGCTGGAATGGCGTCAGATTGGAAAATCCCCGGCCTATCATGCGGTTATAGGTCAGGGAATCGATATGGCGGCTGGCCTGCCGGAGACGCTGGTTAATGTCAGCGCACTCCCGCAGTATGGTGCCTCCGTATTCATCAAAATAGTAGCTTGCTGTGACATATGGTTCATAGGCCATATTACTCACCGGCTTTCTTGCCTGCTGATTTCTGCTCCTGTTTCGCCGCCTTAAATGCTGCCATTTCCGCTTTCAAAGCTTCAATTTCTTCGTACCTCTCAGCTGATACTCTCTGCAGGCGTTCGATCTCCTTTGTGGCTTTCACGTACTCATCATACGCAACTGTCTTCCCTCGGCCATAAGCCACAACGCTCCCATCGTCTCCCAGAATATCAAAACCGCCGTCCTGATAAAACTTCTGCTGGGCTTCGTCAATCATGTATTCCTTATTTCCCTTAACTGCTCTCATCGTTGTCCTCCTTATGCTCCGGCTGCCACATTCATGGCACAGCCTTCTACCTTTTTCTCCAGCAAGAACAGATCTCCAAAGTTACGGTTCTGGTACAGATAACCGTCTGCGGTCCGGCTGTCGGTTCCCGGCGTAAACAGCTTGATATAGCTGTACTTATCGCGGCAGACAACACAGGACGTATGGATCAGGATCCAGTTAATCTGCTTTGCATCGGCAGCTGCTACACAGCCAGTTGTAAAGTCATATTTTGTCTTCATTCTCGCCGCCGGCACCATTTTAAGGGTCACATCATCCAGACTGTGCACCTTGCGGTTAATCGTAGACGGAGATGTCACGGTCATCACACGCTGCAGGCCTTCTGCCTCTTTGATGACCTTGTTCATAGTCGGGGTCACATAAAGCATACGCCCCTCTTCCGGTACACCTGCCTCATCCATACGCGCCATCTCCTCGTCAAATGCCTCAAGGAAATTTGCCGCTGCAATCACATCTGTGCTGATCCGGCCGGAATATCCCGTCAACTCCGCGTGGAGTTTAGAATAGCGGTAGGAGTCCTTCTCCGGGATCGCCTGCTCTGTCTCAAAGGTGTTCTGGATATTTGCCACTGACAGGGTGAGGTTAGTCTCGTCGATATCCATAGGATCAATCCAGAACTCCACATCTCTGTCATGCTCCAGCTTCTTTGCCTCCCAGTCATTCGCCAGCGTTCCAGAATTGAATCCCGGCGTCCTGGTGTGGTCCTTGTAGCCGGATACTGTCATTCTCGGAAGTTTGATCGTCTGAGCATTAATAAATTTCACCTGCTGATTGCTCTGCGTCAGTGCGTCAGAGCACAGTTCTTTCGCGTACTTCTGCTGAAGAAGCTGCGTAAAGGTTGTTGCGTAATCATATACTGCCATGTTCTAATTCCTCTCTTTCTTTAAAGTCCAAATGCTTTCATCAAATCATCATTGCTTGCGGCCTGCTGGCCGGACCCGCCGGAGGCCCCCACCTGGATAAAGCCGGTGCTGCCAGCCGGCTGCGGTTTCAGCGCTGGAATGTCTTCCAGAACCTTGTTGATCGCGTTTTTCATAGATTCATCGTTAACCTTACCGTCCTGGCCCATGACCTGGCTTAAATCTGCCATCTTAAGGACATACGGGATTGTCTTTGCATCGAGTCCCAGGCTGATCGCAGTAAGAGTTGCCTCCTTCTCAAGCATGGCCTGCTGAGCCATAGTCTGGGCCTGTGCGATCTGAGTCTGGAGCGCATTGACGTCCGGCTGCTGAGCCGCTTTCTGCTGTTTAAATGCGGCGATGGCCTGCTCCACTTCCTGCTGACTTAAGCCCTGCTGTTTGAAATAGGCTTTCAGCGCTGTGTCTTCCTTAGCCGCCAGCGTCCCCTCGAGCATCTGCTGAATCTTGCTGTAATCAATCTGCGGTGTAGCAACCTGCTGGCCTGTTCCCGGCGGCGTCTGCTGCGCTGTTCCTGCCGGCGCGGATCCTGCTCCCGGATCCCCGCCTCCTGCTGGCTCTGCAAAAAACTGTAAATTCATCTTTCTCATAATCTGATTGCTCCTTTCCATTTCTAAGAGTGTCACTCTCTGTTACCTGATCCATTACCATCGGTGTCACCGGCCACGCAGATTTTTAAGCCTTGCTCGTGTTTGGGCGTAAAAATAACACGCCAGGAAATCCTGCGTGCTAAATTCGTTGCGATATCGCAATAAAATACAACCGGCCATCTATTGACTGGTGGTATCGTGTTCCTTAACTATTTTTTTTAACTGCTCTTTCCATTCCTCAAGCGTATGTTTCCCGCCAATGCAAAATGATATATCTTTAAGCTGACCAGTAATAGCGTAAACTTGACGTCTCAGTTCCTGGAGCTCTGCATCATTTCTCATTCTGTTTTTAAATTCTTCACTCAGCATTTTGTCCTATCCCTCCATAACGCCCAAGAATGCCTCATACAATTCACCCAACTCAGATTTGATAAATTGAACAGTGGCATCGCTGCCTTGATATGTTGCAGAAAACAGATTAGCAAACACTTCTAACTCCGTATATCCGGGTATACCAATGTACTGTGATTCATGATAAGCAGCTCCAACTACCATGTTATCCGTAATACAACCAAAGATATCACTGATAAGATCATTATACTCTAGCTCACCACCTGGCGCAAATAATTTCTGATACTTCTCCGCGTTGCTCATAACTTTTCTTTCAGTTTTCAAAATAGCCTCTACGAAGTCTTTGTTCATCGGACTCCCAAATTCATTCTGGTCGATTCGATGTGCAATCTCATGAATCATAATCTCTTTGTAGTCATAATACGGATACTGACTGTGTTCTGGGTTAATCACAACCGCGTCCAAATCCGAATCATAAGCAAAAGCGTGCTCTGCCGTTTCATTAAGCATCACAAATTCGTCTCCAGCATATCTCTCTACCAGATCCACCATCTTGATCGGTGTATCTTCCCGATGTACTTTTATCTCATCCGAAACAGCATATCTTTCCCCTGCTTTCTTCTCCCACTCATCTGCCTTTTGCTTATACTGCTTCTTATTCTCCGGTGATAAAGAATACTTCGCCAACCGCTCAAATCTCTCCGCCTGCCGCTCTGCGTATTGCCTCTCCAATTCCTGCTTATTTGCCTGTCCGATAGACTCTAACTCTTCTTTCGTCCAGGTATCATCTGCTGTAGAAATTCCCGGGAAATACGTCGTATGGCTGTCTTTACAGCGTGGGTGATACAGGCCGGCCGCTATGGCCTTACTCATCAGTGGATACGGTCCGTCAGATTTTTTGCCGCCGCTCCACACATCATCAATCAGCACCTTACCACAGAACGGAAGGCACTTCGGGCACGGATTACCGCGCTTGTTGACGATTACGGTAGCAATCCCCCATTCCTGCCGCTTCTCCCCTTCCCCAGTCAGATACGCCCGCTTGCTGGCCGTCCTAATTGCCATATCTGCATAATCTGCCAGTGTATGACGGGCACCATTGGCGTACTCTACACAGGCAAGCCCGCGGGACAGCATATCCTTTGTAGCCATATCCACAGCCTTCTCGTAAGTGCCAGCGCCGGTATTGGCATAGACCTGAGCGTTATAGATTGCTTTCCGGTACTCGTCATTTGCTTTTCTCAGGACTGCCGTCTCTACCCGTTCCATATCGTTCGTGGTGGCTTCGATCAGGGCTTCCAGTTTCCGGTCGTTTAGACGGAAGAACTCCGCAGCCGTTCC